CGAAGCGCCGCCTAAGACGCTTGCCGTGTCTGCACCGACCTCGACTGCCGCCAGCACCCCGTGGGCGGACACAAAGCCCGCCAGCGCGGCGGTGTCTGCCCCGGCCTCGACGCCAGCGAGAGCGCCCTGTACCAGCACCGTGCCGGCGAGCGCGGCGGTGTCAGCGCCAACCTCGACGCCCGCGAGCGTGCCCTGGATGGCCGAAGCGCCGCCTAAGACGCTTGCCGTGTCTGCACCGACCTCGACGCCAGCGAGCGCCCCTTGGACGAGCACACCCCCGCTGATCGCGGCGGTGTCCGAGCCAGTCTCGGTCGCCGCCAGGAAGGCGTTACCTGAGCCGGAGGGGTCGAGGTTGAGGGTCCAGAGAATCACGGCTTAGGCGATGATGAAGCAGCCAGAAACGTCGTTCAGCGCGAGTCCGGTGCTGTCGTTGTTCGTCAGCCCCTTGCCTGCGGTCACGGTGAACGTCGCGGCAGTGGCGATGCCGATGCCGCCCTCGAATTTCACTTCCGAGCGCCCGCCTGCGGGAATGTCGATCTCGAAGGCCGCCGCAGTAGTGCCCAGGATGGGCGATGCGCTCATGTAGACCTTCACCGACCGTAGCGCGGTTGCCGAGTTCTGAAGCTGCCATCCGATGATCCGGCCCGCCGATGCCTTGATGGTCGTCACGGTCGGATTGGTAGGCGACATCACGGCCACCGGCGTACCGGCTCCCGTCGCGCTGGCCCGGTACTGCACACCAACGTCACCGATGGCGTTCGTGCCAGCGGCAAGCGCACCCGTGCCGATGTTGGCCGTCACAGTGCCCGTCACGGCGGTCGTGCCGCCCAGGAGTTGCACCGGGACCGGGTGCGAGCCAGCCGGATCGGCCGAGGCAAGCCGCACTTTTTGGCGCGGTTGATCCTCAACCTGCATGAAGCCGACCGTCAGCGTCGTCGTGCTGGCCGGGACCGTGCTGCCGTTTTGAACGACGAGCAAGAAGTAAAGCTCGACATCCTCGTCAGGGATGTTCTCGATGCGGCTTGCGCGGTTTGCCCATTGGTAGCCGGTGTTTGAGGCCACCAAGGAGTCCGAGAAACCTGCGGCGAGCACGTCAAACGCGATCTGCCCGACGTGCCCAGGGCTCGCCGTGGTGTTGATCGTGGCCGTCGTGTTACCGCTGGCCCAGCCGCGCCGCTGACAGTCGAAGAAGCTGTTCGTCGCAGTCGCGCCGCTGTATTCGTTGGCGAGCCAGTTGTGACCGTAGAGCGTCAGCGTACCCGTGCCGGTCGCAGGCCAAGCGGCCACCGTGAAAGTGACGGTGAGACCGGAGACAGAGGCAATCGCATAGCGGCCCGGGACGCCGGCCGCGCCCGTGATCCGCGAAAGGCGAATCGACTGACCGACGTTAGCCGCTGTGAACGGGTTCGTCGTCGGGAAGGTGACGGTGACGCTCGTGGCGCTGTTGATCGTGTAGCTCAAGCCCTCGCCGACCAGATCGGCCAACTCGAAGCGGAAAATCTGGTTGACGATCCGCTGCGACAGGATCGCTTTGTAGCGAGCCAGCAGTGCGCCCTTGAACTTCAGCTTCGAGCGGATGACCGTTTCGGAGTTGGCGGTCGTGCCGGTCGTGATGACGAGGTTGCCGCCCGACTGGTTGACTGCCATCCCCGCGCCGGTCTGCAACAGGTCAAGTTCCGCAGCCGCAAGCCCTTGCAGCCCCGAACCGACCTCTGCAAAGCCAACGCGCCAAAACGGCGCTGACGCAGACGCCACCGGCATCGGGCTTGTGCTGCTGACCATGACGGCATCGCCCTGCGCGCCGTATGCCATCTTCATGACTTGGGCGCGGGCGTCAGTCGGTGCGGCGGCGCTGTCCACCGTGACCAGCGTATCGGTCAGGAGCTTGTCGCCGGCTGTCGTCGCGGCGTTCAGGGTCGTTGTCGTTGCGGCCATGCGTGGACCTCGTTTCGTGAATGTGAAGCAGCGACCCAACCACCGCAGGCGGCTGGGTCAGCTAAGTCCACAAGTTAGGCGTGCGTGAAGGTGGCGCTGTTGATCGTGACGTTTTGGCCCAGCGTGATGCTCAGGCTGTCCAGTTGCACGTCGCCACCGCCGCCAGTGGCGGTCACGGTCAGCCCGGTGATGACATCGGCGTTGGCCGAGGTGCAAATGCGAGCGGCGGCGGCGGTGCCGGTGGCATCGGCGGCCGAGTCGCTGCGGGGGAAACCGCTCAGGGTCAGCACGTTGCCCGAGACGGTGCCCGAGGTTGCACCCAGGGTGATCGTCGCCAGCACGGTCGTCATGCCGGTCGTTCCGATTTCGAGTTTGCCGTTCGCACCGATGGCGTCGGCAACGGCTTGCATACGGGCCGTCTTGACGGCGGCGGAATAAACGACAGCCATGGGGCTCTCCTTCTTAGGTTAGTCGATGTCTTTTTCGATAGTCGTGCTGCGCACGATGTCGCCGTCCGCGTTGCGCGAGATGTTGGTCTCGCTCATGCGCTTGGGCAGGCTCACGTTGACGTTGACAGGAGGTTGATCGACCTCGTTGTTGACGGTCACGTTAGGTGCGGCCACGCTCACGTTCATGGGCGTCGGCTCGACGGTGTTGGTCACGTTGACGACGGGCGCGGGCACGTCCACGTTCGGCGCTGCGACGTTGACGACCGGCGCGGGCACGTCCACGGCGTTGTTGACCGTGGTGGCGGGCATGTGGTTCGTGACGTTGATCGTGGGTGCGGCGGCCTGCGGCGCGGGCGCGGGGGCGCTCAAACGGCCCTCCAGGCGCGCGAAAGCGGTCAGGAGGGAGTTGGTTACCTGCTGCTGCGGATCGTCGGCCAGCGGGTCTTCTGGCGGCTCCACGGGGTTGCCGTTGGCATCCAGCGCACCGCTGGGGTCCGTGAACAGACCCATCTCCATCTCGCGCTCGCGGTCGGCTGCGCGCTCGGCATCGACCACCTCGGCGTCGTCGCCGCGCTCGCTGATGACGCTGGTGCGACTGCGGAAGCCGTTATCGACCTCCATCTGCTTGCCCTGCACGTCCTGCACCGGATGGATGTAGGCCCAGCCGTGAGGTGCCCACTCGACGCGGCGCACGCTGTCGAACTCGTCGGCAGTGATGGAACCGGCCAGCAGCGCGGCCTCGGCGAACCAGCGGATGCACGGGTCGCACATCATCGGGATCACGACTTGCCACTGGCGCTGCTCTGCCAAGCGGCGGAACTCATTGATGATGACGCGCAGGGTGCGGTCGCTGATGTCCTTGATGTCGCCCGAGAAGATTTCGTATGGCAGACCCGCAGCGGCGCTCGTACCGAGGTGCTGCGTCCGCATGTAGTCGCTGTAGGTCGTACCGGCCTCGGGCGGGTTCGACCACTGCACCTCTTGCCCGTCTTCGAGTTCCTGAACCAAGCCCGGTTGCAGGCCCACGAGCGGTCGGCCCTCATCGTCCACACCCTCGTCCTGGCCGGTGAGTCCGTTCACGTCCTCGTCGCCGGTCATGGGCGGCAGCTTGCGGCTGATGAAGGCCACGAGCATGTTCGCCAACTGCTGACGGGTCAGCGTGGCGTCGTCGTAATTCTCGATGTTGCGCAGGCGCGTGAGCACTGGAGCCAGCATCGAGACGCCGCGCAGTTGCCCAGGTCGCACCGGCTCGAAGATGTGGCACATTTCGGAAGCCGCCACACGGACCAGGGTGTCCGCGCTCGGCGTGGCCGTCATGAAGCCCTTGTCCTCGCCCGGGTGCTCCTTGTAGACCCAATAGGCCACGCGGCGACCGCGCTTGTTGAACTCGATGCCGAGCTTGATGACGTTGCCGGCCGGCAAACCCTCGTAGGTGTCGGCGTTGAACAGCGGCACCATGTCAGCTTCGAGCACTTGGAACTGCACGGGCACAGGCAGGCCCTCGTCCAAGAAGCGAGCGCGGCGGCGCACGAAGCACTCGCCTGCATCCATCCACGAGCGCACGACCAGCGTTTGCAGGCCGTAGAAGTTCAGCACGCAGTCCGCGTCAGCCGAGGCGACGAAATCCGTCCACAGATCGACAATCGCGGCCTTGCGGCTCTTGCTCGCGATCCGCTTGAAGCGCGGCGTGATGCCGATGCCGATGAGGTTGGTCGCCCACTTCTGGTTGGCGCTCGCGCCGGTCCAGTCGTTGCGCGACGAGTCGCGGGCGCGGTTGCGGATCGTTTGCAGCCCGCTTAGGGCCGCATTTGGCCCGCTGCTGGGTGGATTCCACCCCGCGATGCGCGGCCCGTTGCCTGCGGCGTTATAGCGCGCACGGATTTGCGGGTTGCGCACGGCTTGCGGCCCCGCCTCGCGACCGAGTTCGGTGGCGATGGCGCGAGCGATCCGCGTTTCGAGCTTCGGGGGACGACCGACCGGGTTGCTCATTCGTAGCCCCGGCTCGATTGAACGAGCACCATTTGCTTGTGACGGCGCGTGCCAGCCGCTTGCGCGTTTTGCGCGTTGAGCGTGGTCTGCATGTCGTTGCGCGCCTTGATGAGCGATTCGGTCGTGTTGTAGATGACCGTTTGCCCACCAATCGTCACCGAGCGAACGCCGGCCTTGATCGCGTTGTTGAGCGCGTCGATGTCTGCTTGGGTGACTGCCATAGTCCCGGCAGTGTCCGCGAGCCAGTGGCTTAGTCGCCTGCGGCTTAATTTCGCCCGAAATTCAGCGGAAATTCGTCGGGGGCAAAAAAGAACCCGGCACAGGGCCGGGTTGAGGTTCTACAACGTCGGAGATGAGGGTGCGGCCCCGTTACTTACTGCACCCTCAAGTCTGCCGCCACCCGCTTAGGGCCTGCCTTCTTGGACAGGAACAGGAAGCAGCAGACTTGAAGGTTGAGGGTTTTGGTGGGGATCGAACCCACACGCGAGCCGTTACCGGCATCGCCCCCATATCATTGGGGTGGCTGTACCTATTCGCCTACAACCCTCAAGTCTGCCGCC